GATGGCGAGGTCATTTATGATGAACTCAAGATTGAGCCAATCATGTGCAACCAAACTATATTGTTCTACACTCATTATTAACGCCTAAACTGACCATACCCCCCACCAGTAGCACCAGTACCACCAGTCTGCTTTTGTGCTTCTGTTTGCATATACGCTATTTGCATTGCAGCATTATTTTTTATCACCTGTATAGCCTGTTGTGCAGCATTAGCATCTTGTTGTTGTTGGTTTGCCATGCGTGCACCATACGTTGGGTCTGAGGTCGTGGCTAATGTCTGCGACCGTTGGCCACGCAGACCGGACAAACTCTGCAACGCCTGAGCCAAGAACTGAATACGGGTATCCTCTACGCCTTTAAGACCTGTGGCCAAATCTTTCTTGACCCGTAACCCTGTTGATGTGGCCAGTGACCCACTACTCATACCAGATGCCACCTGACTGGACAACGCCTCGGCCTGGGCTTGCCTGGCCTGGTCTTGTAACAACGTGGCCTGACCCTGGCCGTACCCACCACCGGGTTGGAACATCTGTACGTTTTGTTGTAGGGGTTGTTCAGCTTGACTGTGCATCCCCCGTGCTTGTGCCTGAGTGTTTAACCACCTGTTCAAGGCGTTTTGGCCCGCTATCGCACTGGAACTTTGACTTGGATTATAACTAAATGTTTGATATGGTGCTGGCATTATTTGCTCCTTCCACTCTCTTGTATATCTGCATCTATTTTTTCCATACTCCAACTTGATGCAACTGTATCGTTGGATAATTTTATCCCAATCGCCCCGGCCTCTATATGCTGCCTAATTGACGGGAGTAATTTATCAGTTGTGAATGTTTTTGATACTTTAGGTGACTCATTATCAACCACATTCTTTATTAAATGTTGGGCTGTAAGACCAGAATAAACAGAGGCCGTGATAGAATCGGTATCAATACCAGTCCTGATGGACAACTCATCCAGACTCACCTTGGCCCTTGTATTCTGCCCGGCGATTGGCCCAATTAGGACTTCACTCTCTATGGCCGCAGCACCGTCATCGGACTTTTCGGCTTCATCCCATTTACGAATATAACCATCGTTGCACCCAGCCAATAAGGTTCGTTGGGTTTTCACCCTGGAATCAAAGTAAGCCAGAACAGTGGGGATATGTGCTTCCTGATATTCTTCGGGGAACAAACCACCCGTTCTCAAGTCCAACCAGAAAACAGCACTCCACTCCCCATCACGTTGGCTGACAGAAACTTCGATACCATATCGGTCTTTATCATAAGCCATTGTCACACGGTCGGTTCGCCTATTAAGTCCCAAATTGGAAATCAATTTAGGTAAATGTTCTTTAGTAAGGTTTGTGGGTGGTGCACCCTCAATTATAGCGGTAGCTGTAAGTCCATATACCCCGTCATTACCAATCCAATACAGGTTATTTTTATCGTCCCAACAATACGATGTGTCACTGAAGATACCAGTGGTATCCGATAGGGTGGTAAAAAACCCACCCTTGGCCGGGTCTGCCCGCATTACGAACATATTGTTGGCACAACCAAACACCATAGTGTTACCCTTATAAGGTATCATAGCTATAATTTGGTCGCCGACCAATCCTGCTTTTGTAGCCGTTTGGCTGTTCTGGGCCGAGGCCACATCATCCACCACAAGTAAGAGGTCAAGGGGGTCATTAATCCGTGTGGCAAACCACTGGTGGGGATTCTGTATGCTGTTCATAAATATCCTGCCCCAGCATAGGGCCATAACATTAGACCCACCATCAGGGAATGTACCCAAACTGAGTGTCCAGTTAAGCCAGTGCGGGGGTGCAACAATATTACCAGATGCAGCAGGAGTCACTGTAGCCGAGGAATCAGCCCCGGTTATGGTTTGGGCATGAACAAACTCAGCAGTAGTTGTCCTATATATCAAACTCCAAGCCGTTGCCCCAGTCCCCACGTTTTCATCGAAGATTCCAGTGGCCCCACCACCCCCAGCCTGTGTCACTACCTCACCCTTGGTGAACGTGCCAGTGACTTCACCGACTATTCTCGTATTGAGGAAATCCAACTTGTGGTAGCCACTGTCAGCTTTGGTTGCTGAATACGCCCTGCCATCAGCGAAATAAATTTTCTGGTACGCAGGTTGCATGGCCACCTGACCATCAGTTGATAAATCACCAGCCGTGAACCCGTGACCTGTTGCTAATACCGTTAAGGTTGCCATTAAATATCTCCAAAATAAACAACACCATGACCAATGGCCACAATGCGGTTTTTAAGCCTTCCACCGCCCGTGTATGCAAAATCCTCTATATTCAACCAACCTACTGTCGGTTTCCATACCCGGTCGGGGTTGTAATCAGACCTACGGCGGTCGTCTTTTTTTTGTGTAATAAAAGTCCAGATGTCACCTGTGGTGGTAAGCTCAGATACATCATCGTGGGTATCGACACGCCATTCTATAATAGAATAATAATCCAATAAATACAACATAGCACTGGAAAGAACCAACTCTGTCTCATAGTCTGTGTTTACAAGAAACCAATCTTCATCAGGTACTTTCAAATATGTTTGGTATTGAATAGCCATTAAACTGGTGCTTCCCACTGTAATTTTTTAAGTTGGTTTATTCCTGTTAGTCTTATATCTTCTTCATCATCTGTTGGTGTTGGGGTTGTGGCCTTGCCTGGACTGGCCACAAGACTGGCTGATGCTGTTGCTGTTACTATTTTTGTTCCCTCGGCATAAACAGTTGCACCTGTTTCATAATTCTCAAACCATCTATCATTAGATATTACAGCCCACCCAGTGTGATTTCCATAACCACAATATCCTGTAGCATAACCAGCAGAACCATCAGTGTACCAAGACCATTCACTTGTGGTATATTCATCATCTGTTTGAACCACAATGGCATACTCGGTTGTTTCTGTAAGAGCCAATGTACCATCTGAAAAACTATATTGTGCGTAACTTGTGGTCAGTTCATCAGAATAGAAACTCCCCATAGTAACTAAAGATAAACCAGTAGGTTTGTGGCTAATATCTACTGCAAACAAACGAACAAAATATTGTCTATGGCCAGCACCAGCAGCCCTAAATAGTTTAAGTTTAATTTCACTAATAGTATATGAAGAAGCTGCAACAAAAGTTTGCCATTTCCAAGTACCTCTTAGGGAATCAAACTGCTCACCAGAACTGGGATTATAATATTCTTTTATTGCCATACCTACACAGTCCCAAAATAAACTTCACCTTCTTCACCAACTGCAACCAGATACTCAGCAAACGCCCCAGGAATGGTCACACGGGTACTCCCCCATGTTTCTGTTGCTTCATCCCAGTACAAATCCGGGTCATAGTCACTGGCCCTTTGGTTTGGCCAACCTATTGTATCTATATAAGACTCGGTTTCAAGTATTACCGTTCCTGATGCTGTTATTATCAGGATTCCTTCACCCCAAGCTACTATTTCTGAAGCAAGGCTGACTGTCCCTGCTCCTGTTACTGTCTTAGTGCCTTCTCCATATACAGTGCCACCTGCTTTATATGTTCTAAATAGTGTATCATTAGCAGTTACTACAGTCCAACTACTACCACCATCTGCACTAAATAATCGAGCAGCATCGGCGTATCCAGTGTCATCTGAAGCACCATATAATATATCTGATGCTGATAAACTGTCACCATGTATAGCTAAACAATATTCAGTTGCATTTGATAGTGCATAAGGAACTGTAAAAGTACAGCTAACCCAAGAATAAGCAGTTGTATCCCCAATGTCACCATCATCTATTGTTCCTGATGCTAAAATAGCACCAGTAGGTTTGTGAGCACCATCGGCAGCATACAATTCTACTTCTATTGTGCCTACATTATCCCCAACCCCTTTGGCACACCAAAACTCAACAGACTCTATAGTGTATGCTTCACTTGTAGTCCAATACTGACCACCCCAATCATTAGCAGCATCTAATATCACCGCCCCAAATGGAGCAGTACCTTCGTAGTAATCTACTTTAGTTGCCATATCAACCTGTCAAGTCAATCTCTATAGCTGTAGTTAAACTATCACCATCTGTTAGTGTTCGTGCTGCACTTAATGGTGCAGACGCTAATAACTTACCAGTGTCACCTACAGTTGTAGCCAGGAACACAGTATTAGCTTCTGTCCAGTTACCACCTGCTGTAAATGTGACGACCTTGGTTGTAATCTTGCGGTCGTTTGTCCCGGTAGTGGCTGATGTTATATCTACATTATCTGACGCTACAGTTTGTCTGGCATAACCAGTTCCAGAAACCTCGGTCTGGTCCCCAAGACTTGCATCTTCGGCCAATGCTGCATCAGTCGCTAACCCCACATAGAGGTTAGCGGGGACACTTTGTTCTTCTGTTAAAGCAACTTCAAGTAGATATTGAAGTCCTTCTGCATGTAATTCTGCTGCCATATTATACTCCTATGCTGGCTCTATATAAGTAGTTGCAATCGTTACTATCTTCAACACGGGATGTGCCCCACCAATCTGAGTGGTGTAAGCCTTAACAAGTCCCGGCCTCTGACCACCCCGGCCCCGTTCCTCGCCAACGTCAAAGGGGCGTACATTCTTTGCATAGGGAGTCGTCATAGGTGGTTGGTGCTCGGCTGCGAGTCCCTCGTGAAGTCCACTGAACGGGAATTTAATTTCCATCTTATCTCCCTAAAATTGGCCAGAGGGAAGGGGAACCCTCTGGCCTTCAAACTGTGCACAGAAAACTAAGCCACTGTTACAACATCAAAATCCGGGGCTGCTTTTGTCCCCTCATTAACATACAGGATAGAAGTACCAGCAACCAATGATTTGATGTAAATGCAACCAGGGGCATAGGTACTTGTATCGGCCTCCAATACTGTATTAGCTGCTGTACCATAACAAAGTAAAACACCATCTTCCGTTGTAACTATAGGTACTATTACTGCTGAAGCAGCAGGAAACGGAACCATATTCTCTAATTTATATGCAATACCCATTATACTTTCTCCACTGTATTCCAAGTTCTCATTTGCGATTGACGACTGCCAACCTTAGTAAACATTATGCTACGGGCATCGGCCTCGTATGCTTTTGGGAGTGCCTTCTGAACGTACCGTTCAATGTGGCCCCCCTGTATATTTTTGAAAAACTGTTCGGCTTCTGATAAACAAGAAGCCTTTATTACTTCATCAAATTTGATACCAGCAGGATGTAGGTTATTCAAAGGTTGTATGACATAAATACTATCCGCAGCAGGGTCGGTTCCACCAGCACTCCCATCAGCTGCCAACCAGTCAGCAACGGTGAATGACCCGGTTGAACCAGTGTAATCCGTTACAAGTGCCCAACTCCCCCGGCCAGTGCCGTCAATGATGTCAACTCGCCAACCGTTGAAGTAATCATCTGCTTCATCCCTTGTAGTATCAGCAATAGTAGTGGTTGAAGCTGAGGTAGCAACACCTGTTTCCATATCAATGCCATTGAATACCAGTATGTAAGGGAACTCCAATATATCAACCTGAACTGGGAATGGCCATAGTACCAGTTCATATCTACGTTTCGGCCCAAGAGAACTCGATGTTGGTTCTAATGGTCTGATTGCAGCCATAAACGGGTGACTGGAATCATCACTGGCCTGACGTTGTGCCCTGATAACTGATTCGGAAACCCATTCTATTTTTTGTGAATGGTCTGTATCCTTGTAGTATCCTATTGGCCCACTTACCTCACCGCCATAATTCTCTGGTAACAGCACACGACCTATGTCACCACCTACGGTTTCATATTGGGTGATAATGAAGGTACTGTCCGCAGCCGGGTCGGTTCCCCCGGCGTTTCCGTATTGGTCGAGCCAGTCGGCAACGGTAACAGTTCCAGTTAATGCTGTATAGCCTGTTATTTGGGCATAACTACCATCACCAGTACCACCTGTAATATATACCCAATAACCAAGTAAATCATCATCAGCATCATAAGTGTCTGCAAGGGTTAAATCAACAACAGTAGTTGTAGATGTAGAATCAGCCGTTCCCGTAACAGCCACGTTGGATATGGGAACCTGAAGGATTCGTTTACGCCATTGCCATCCTGTAGCTGGGGCATCGGACTCGAACTGGCGTATGCCATCATTGATGACCTGTTTTACATCTTCGAGGTCATCGTGATTGACTGGGGGCATTGCCCGGCCTGTGCCGTTGACACCACGATAGGCAGTACCAGCTTCTTTAGATATTCTGGTCGCCAGGTTCAATACTGATAATTGGCTTGTCGGTTCCGACATCTTTTGTTTCCTCAAAATAATCCATACAAATGTCTTGAATAATCTTTATGTCTTGCACCAAAACAAGATGGTCTTGTCTGGTTAAAACAGGGTCTATAATCTTGGCCCGACCCAACACACCATCTATTTCTGCAATGGCTTTCTGTACTTGTTCTTTAGTAAACATAGGTTTCCCCTTTCAATTTTTAATAAAATCTCTGGGAGTATATATACTCCCAGAGACAACAAAAACAGTTTACGGACTAATCTGAAGCATGATGAATGGGGGGCCATCACCACCAGCACTGTCTTTTTGAAGAATAAAACCAGCATGTTGCTGTTACATCATACTTGCTTAAGTCGAGTTTGTACTTCTTCATTTTCATTCTCCTATAACGTGGTTAATAGCAAGCGGGGTCCAGTGCCCCACGTTAAAGGAGCACTGGATTACCCGCCAGTTGATTATGGGTTAATCTGTAAGTTGATAAACGGAGCAGCAGAACCGGCGGCACCATCTGTTCTCTCAATAACGAAACCAGCTATTTGCTCACTCCTATCAAGAGCGTCACTTGCGTCTACTGACTGAACACCACCATAAGCCTCAAACACGAACATGCGTGTATCAGCAGAAGCTCCAAGTTCGGCTCCTGTAGGGGTAATCCTACATGGCCCCCAGGTTTGAATCCAGAAATATTCGTTTACAGCAGCGTCCACAAGGGGCATACCCATAACTGAAGTGTGGGTGTCGTTAAGTTCTCGTAAATCACTATACGGATTAGCAAGAATTTCACAGTTACTTCCAGCAGTAACCGCAACGTTTAACGTCGCGTCGAGATAGACAGTGGTAGTTCCTGTATCGCCATTAGCACGGGCGTCATTGCCGATAATACCTCTTTGCGGGCGATCGGCAGCACTGGCGTAAATAGAGATATACCCACCACGAAGTGAGTCCTCCGCTATAACGCCACCATTTAAGACGCCATCTGTATCAGCAAATGTAATCTCAATAGATTTTGCACCAATACTTGCGGCTCCCGCTATAGCATCCAACTCTGTTACCAACAGGTTGTAGTTTTTTACTCCTCTTTTCATAGATGTAAGAGCAGCACCACATTTCCCATAACGGAATACACGACCATCTGGTAACACGACTCTATCACCGATATTCCACTTGGAGTCCTTGACAGTCGAAGCCTTGTAAAGAAAATCCCATCCCGGTGCGGTGTCGCTCTGTACCAGACCAGCACTTCCGAGATAATCTACTCTTGCTTTACCTTTACTCATAATTATTTTCTCCTACATTAAAATCTAACTAAAGCATTACTTAACCATTACTTATGCGGTTTTGTGTAAAACGTGACCACACTTACGGACGTTCTCAACGAGTACGTTATGTGCACCATCGATGAATGATGTATATGTGGTATGCTGTCGTCTGTCAACCATAGGTGCTTTTCGGTTCATCCAATATCCATCATGTACCACCGGCTTGAACCAGGCAAGGTCAAACGTATAGAGTGGGGTATAACTTGCACTATCCAGGGTGTCTAACGGTACTATCGGAACACGGTTAATTCTCACCAAGTCACCATCTACGACCAGCAACCCACCAAGGGCTTCTTTCTTAGTGGCTACATGGTTATCGTCCTTGCGGTCAACAAGTGACATGATTTCCAGCACAGTATCCGTACCAGCTACGGCCATCATCTTGGACGCACGTTCTTTCATCAGGGGTGTGTCAAGAATTATAGGTACACGGAACTTGGTCTTGATACAAGCCTTGCGGTATGCAGTCAAGAACGCATTGTTTATGGCCGTGTAGGGTGCACACCAGTTACGCCACTTGGTTTCAGTGGCCGCATCAATACCAGCTATGATTGTACCAGTGGTTCCACCAGTATAAGAAACAGTACAACCATTAAAACC